GGCATTTGTTTCACCAGTTATATCAGTAATTGATTCACAGACAATTTCAAAAGTTGAGGTTGTTGATGGTGGTAGAAATTATACAGTTATACCCGATCTTGTTATTGTAAATCCACTTACTGGATTAGAAGATAAATCTGGTGCTATTATTGGTGCTAGTTTAAATGGAAGTTCTTTAGCAGATGTTAAAGTCATAGTTGCACCAAAAGGTTTACAAGCAATAACACATGAAGTTTTTTCACTTAATAATACAAACGGATTAACTGTTAGTAAGTTAGATTATAATCAATCAGCAGGAATTGTAACTTGTACTTTAGTTACACCTCTATTAGGATTTTCAACAGCACCATTTTCTGTTGATGAAGAGATATTTGTTGAGGGATTACAAAAAAATGATGCAACTGGCACTGGATTTAACTCTGCTGATAATGGATTCAAATTCTATAAAATCACTGCCTTTAATAACACCAATCCAGCGACAGTTGAATTTGACTTATCTTCAATTACAACTAATGCAGGTGTAGCAGTAACAAGTCAAAATTCATTTG